GGCGCTCCACCAGCCGGGCAGCGACACGGACTCCGTGAGCGTCAGCGCGACGTCGACCGTCTGGCCCGAGCCCACCTCGACGGTGGCCTCGTCGACCTCCCAGCGCGCCCCGCGGTGGGCGAAGATCCGGTAGGTTCCGGGCTCCACGGGGATGTCCAGGCGACCGTCGAGCGGGTAGGCGAGGGTCTCGCCGCTGCGGAACGACCAGCTGAGGCCGTCCTCGGGCAGCGCCCCGTCGGTCTTCGACAGCCGCAGCTCGAGGGGCAGTCCGTCGCCGGCGTCCACGGCGAGGATGCCCGGCGGCGTCAGCGCCACGTCGCCCGTGCCCTCGGCGCGGCCGAAGCCACGGGCGTGGGGGATGGCCGGACCACCGTCGGCGAAGGCGGCCAGCGTGGCCGCACGGGGCTCGTCGGCCTCGATGCCCGACATGCGACCCCAGCCCTCGGGGAGGTCTCGCACCACCTTCGACCCCGACCCGTCCGCGACGAACCGAACGGTGCTGCCCTCGGGGACCGTGGCCGTGGCGAGTCCCTCGGCGTCCGTGAACGCGAGGGTGTAGGGCAGGTCGTCGACGAACACGGTGACGCGCGCCCCGGCGACCGGCGCACCCCCGCGGTGACGCTGGCCTGCACGGTGTCGGTGACGGTGTCTGTGGCCTCGTGCCAGGCGTCGGTGAGCCTCGCGGGGTCGTCGCCGACGCCGTACCACCGCGTCCACGTGTAGGTGTCGCCGCTCGCCACCGTGGTGGGCTCGTCGAACAGCGAGACCACCGACAGCAGGAAGTTCAGCACGTCGAGGCCCGCGTTCGGGCTGGCCAGCTGGGCGTCGCGGAACACGCCGAGGGTCTGTCCTTGCTCCTCGTCGACGTAGGCGACCCAGGGCAGATCGGTCGGCACCGAGCCCACGCGACCGGCGCCGGGCGCCCAGATGCTGCCGAGCACGGGCAGGGCGTTGAGCACGTCGCCGAAGGCCACGTCGAGGTCGGCCTCGGCGTGGATGGTGGTCGTCACCCGCAGCAGCGGGGTGTGGGGCTCCAGCACGTAGTCGGTGGTCCACCGCATGGTGTAGGGCACGATGAAGTCGTCGGACTCGAAGGCGCCGAGCAGGTAGTCCAGCGGGGCGTCGACGCCGGTCGAGACGCTCGACGACGCCCTCGTCCAGGTCGATGGTGGTAGGCACGCGCTTCGGTGGTCGGTGTCGTCGCATGCCATTCAGCGTAGTCGCGACGACGACCACTGACCACCTGTTCAGGTGGCAGCATCCGTCGGACACCTGCCCGTCACCCTCGACACCCGAGAACTGTCAGGCAGCACAACGCAGAAGCACCGTTCCGCAGCACCAAACACTGTCAGTTCGGTACCCGACTTCTGGTGCTCCGAACGTCGGCCGTCTGGGCACGGTCGATGCAATCGCCTCCTCGGAGGCCACCATGACAGTTCGCGCGCACCGAGCCACCTTCCTCGCCGTCGACCTGGATGGCGACCTCTACGGGATCGGTGAGACCGCCGACGACGCGCTCGCGGATGGCCGCCGCGTCCTCAAGGAGCTCATCCGGGCCGAGAGCGAGGGCGAGATGGTCGATGTCTGGCGGGAGGCGTTGGCGAGTCTGCGGGTCGTCGAGTGTTGGTTGCCGCGGTCGGTGATGCGGGGGCTGACCGAGGCGGATGACCAGGTGCGGGGGTGGTTGGCGAACGCCGGTTCCATTTCGAGGCGCCACGAGGCAGACTCCAACGACGGCACTCACCCGCCCGAGGAGACAGCGTGCCCGGCTCCCCAGAGGAACGGATCAAGGAACTAGAGCGGGAACTCGAGCGCGTCGAGCAGGAGCTCAAGGCATACCGGAAGCGTGCCGAGTCCTACGACCGTGCAGCGGGGTTCGCGACCAAGACGGCGGTCCGCTTCTGGGTGACGGAATCGCTCGCATCGTCGATCGAACGCTGGTTCGCAGCGCTCCGGAAGTGGCGAAGCGAAGACGACGAGGCGTTCCCAGAAGCTGAAACGGCCAACCTCGTCGCGGCAGTGATCCGTAGGCTCACATACGTCAGCGCAGCTGGCGTTCTGCTCACGCTTGTCCCCTCCCTCCTCATCGTGTACCAAACGTCGCTGCTTACTGAACAGAACCAAATAATGGAGCGCGAACGGCGATCAAGCGAAGCGTCGTCAAGGGCTCTCCGCGAGGCACAACTGCTGAGTACGATGTACCAGCGAGACTCCTCGTGCCAAGAGTCCCGCAACAACGGCAAGTGCCCATTGGTCGCTCCATGCCAAGCAAGGCTGCAGGCAGTCAGCGCCTACCGTCACCTCCGATGCGGCAAGGACGACCGTATCGAGCTGAGTGACCTGGACGTCGCAGGATGCAGCTCGATCGGCCACGGATGGCCCGCCACCACTAGCGACAACGAGGCCAAGCCGACCACGGGCTGCGGGAGGGTAGCTCTCCTGCGCGCAGACTTCCGGGACACCGACCTCCACCGGGCGAGTCTGAACGGTATCGACCTTCGTGGCGCGAGGCTTCAGGGCGCCAACTTGTTCAAGGCCAGGCTCGACGGAGCCTACCTTTACGGTGCCAACCTGAACGCGGCTCGCATAGACGGCGCCGTACTCTCCGACGCTGACCTTCGAGGGGCAGACATGAGAGTGTCGTCCTTCGCGGACGTCGACTGGGATGGCGCGCTCTACGATAGCGCCACCTGCTGGCCCAGCGGCTTCAAGCCGATTGCGTCGATGAGGAACTACAACGACAGGTCAACCTGGGGTGATGGCTACGAACCCCCAGAGCATTCGAACGGCGGCAGGACGCTTGGTGAACCGCTCAGCCCGTGCGCGGCGGCTACCACCAAGTAGCAGAGTGGGCTGCGTGACAGGCGACGGCCCCGATTGTTCGATCTGACAGCACAGACTACACTCCCACCATGAGCCGCCGCCAAGCACTCCTGTCCGCCCTCTCGTTCCTCCTCGGAGCCGAGACCCCCGCCGCGCCTACGCACCGCGGCGACTCATGGGTGTTCTCCGGCGACATGGGCTTCGGCAACCTCTCCAAGGACAAGGTCGCCCGCACCCGTCCTCCGACCACCGTTCGTCCACTGAAACCGAACGAAGTGCGCGGTCTCCTCCTCCGCGGTGGCCTCCCCCGCCGCATCGCCTTCGAGCCCCCCAAGGCCGCCTGTCGGAAGGGCTGGTCGGTCGACATCGGCACCAACGTTGGCATCACCGCCGAGTTCGACGCCGCCCACAACATCCGGCACAAGCTGGTGAAGGCCGTGGGTGCAGCTCGGAAGGACGGCGGCTGTCACCTGCTCCCCGTGACTCGCGGCTCGCAGGACCTCTCCCAGCCCCTCGAGGCAGGACCTCGCGAGATCTCGGCGGTCCACGTCGTGCCTCGCGACCAGTGCATCCCGATGACGTGGGAGGACGACCCCCACACCGACGCCGTCGGTCTGCCGCGCACCTGGGACGTGACCATCACCCGCGGGAACGTCTCGGTGCCGCTCGGTGAGGTCCACCGCTCGCGGCTCGTCTACATCCCCGGGGTGGACCTCGTGGACGGCCAGCAGTCGCCCGTCCCCGGCTACGACTGGCCCATCATCGAGTTCTACTGGACGGCCCTGCGCGACCTCGGCCTCCAGCTCTCCGCCGGCGTCCACCTCGGCGTGTCGCTGTCCGAGGAGTACCTGAACATCAAGGCCGGGCGCTCGGTCATGGCCGGCTCTGCGGGCAACGGCGGCCAAGGCGGCAGCGTCGTCCAGAAGGCCCTGCAGCTCTACAACATGAGCCGCTCGGTCATGGGCACCAAGGTCCTGCTCGGCGACGACGAGGTCGGCCGCAGCAACGCCACCGTCGCTGGCTTCCGCGACCTCATCCTCGCGTTCTACGAGGCCGTCGCCACCGTCGAGGGCATCCCGCTCGTGAAGCTGTTCGGCATGCCCCCCGCCGGCATGACCAGCGACGACGAGAGCGCGACCCGCACCTGGCTCGAGTTCCTGGCGACGATGCAGAGCGACGAGCTGGCCCCTGCCCTGCTCGCGCTCTACGACATCGCGTTCGGCCCTGATGCCTCCCGGGTCGTCACCTGGGCACCGCTCACGGAACCGACGGCGACGGAAGAGGCGAACCTCGAGCTCACGCGCGTGCAGGCCGCCTCGCAGCGCATCGTCGCCGGCATCACCACCGAGGCCGAGGAGCGCACCCGCTACACCGGCCCCGAGGTCCTCCCGATGCCCATCGTCGCCGGTGCCATCGACGAAGGCGCGGACGACGACGACCTCGACGAAGCCGAGCCCGACCCGCCGGGCGACGACGAGGACGACGAGCAGCAGGCCGCCTGATGCCGGTCGTGCGCGTCCGTCGTGGCTCCCAGGTCGGCTACCAGTTCCAGCCCGGCGGCCGCTTTCACGCGTACCGGAAGGGCAACACGCGCTCACGGCGGGCTGCTCGAGCGCTCGCCGATGCCGACCAGCGTCGGGCTCTCGGTCCGCGGCGACCGTCGTGGAAGCCATACGAGCGCCTCCTGCTCCGGTTCGCTGACCAGCTCGGGAACGACCTCATCCGGCCGATCCTGTCCGAGCTGCCTGCATCGCGCGTGATCACGTCGCAGGCCGAGGTCGCCCAGGTGGTCGCGCAGATCAACCGGCACCGCTCGCGACGGACTCCCCCACCCTCACCGCAGTCGTTGCTCCAGCGCGGCGCCGTGGTCGTCTCCGTCGCGTCCCGTTCTGCTCGACAGCAGCTGCGACGGGCGGGCATGTCCACGCAGGACCTCGCGATCCGTCTCGGTGTCGAGCCCGGCCGTCTCATCGGCATCGACATCGCGCCAACGCTCGCCGACCAGGAGCTCCTCCAGCAGTGGGCGGCGACGAACGTCTCGCTCATCCGAACGATCCCCACGCGGCTGCAGACCGGACTCGACCGGGTCATCGCCGAGCAGGTCCGGGTGGGCGCGCGACACGAGGTCATCCGGAAGCAGCTGCAGCGGGTGCACGGGACGTCGCGGTCGAACGCGTCACGGATCGCCGTGGACTAGGTCCTCACGTTGTCGTCCGACGTGACCGCGGCGACGCACGAGGCCGCCGGGGTCGTCGAGTACATCTGGCGGACCGCGAAGGACCGGGACGTCCGAGAGGGACACGAGCGCCTCGAGGGGACGAGGTGGCCGGTGCGCGGATCGGGGGCGCCTGGTGCCGGAACGGGTGGCGGGCATGCGCATCCGGGCGAGGCGATCCGGTGTCGGTGCTATCGGGAGCCGGTGGTTGAGCAGCGCCAGTAATGGTCCAAGCAGCCATATGAAGGCGCGTGGCGATACGCCCCGACAGGATCGTCCGTAGACGCGCTGCACCAGACCCGGCGACCTGACCCCTTGGCACGTCCGGTTGGCCTCACGCGCGACTCTAGGCCGAGCCTGCGATTGCAATCATCGCGACACGGTACTCCGGCATGATGCGCACCAAGCCGGTCAGCCCCAGATCCGCCCATAGTCAAGCTAAAACGCCGGATCGTGCAGAATCCAGCACTTCAGTTACACACGCCTCGTTGGCACGAAGCACCGACGAACATCGCCGACATCACGCACTCCTTCGACCTGAGTTCAAGTCAGGGCCCCGGCACCGCTGCACCCAGGCTGCAGCACCTGGGAAGGCACCGGTTCGCGCGACGCCCACGAGGTACACCCATGCAGAACAAGCTCAAGCGACTTCGCAGCGCTCGTTTGCTACACGGCGTAGCACTGGCTAATGCCATGCTACAAGCCGTAAGAAAACTCGACCATGACTCGGATTCTCGACCGCCTGAAGCCTCTGTTGGCGAGCCTCTCGGCTGGCGTGGAGGATGCGGAACTACCAGACGAAGTCGCAGACTACAGTCTGGGGCGGAAGGAGGCGGAGATTCTGCGGTGCCTCATCGCCGATGGCCCTTCCTTCCCCAAGGATCTAGCGAAGAACAACCCGGACCGGATCGTCCGGTCAGCGGTGTACATCCAGCTCCAGCGGCTCGTGGACAAGGGTTTCGTAGACGCCGAGCCCGAGTCGGTCCCGCTGGACCAAATTCGGACACCGCGGAACAGGTACAGCGTATCCGGCCTCGGTGTCCGTGCGCTTCAGGCGCACGAGTTGGCCCGGCTCGCATACGCGCTAGTCCCGGCTGGAGGTGCCTGATGTCTACGGCTTTCACCGTGGTCCTGACTGTTGGGACAGTCGGAGTGGCCGCCGCTGCAGGCAGCTACTTGGCTCGGCTCCTGGAACGCGTCGATGATGAGAGTTGGACCACCTTCGTCGACTCGCTAGTTCAAGAACTGGCCCTAGACTGGGACCTAGAGGTGAGCGACCTTCAGCTGCTCCCCCAGATGGTGCGGTACTTGGACAAGCTTGCGTCCACCATGCAAGCACACTTCCGGGGTGTCGAGCGTTCCGCTCCAGAGGCAGGCAGGCAGCACATCATCGTCTCTCCCGGAGCCGGGCTGAAGCGCCTTCTGCGCTTCCTCCCTCGAGGACTCCGAAACGCGGCCTCGGAAGTTGTCGCCGAGGAACAGGCGGAGTGGGTCGACGCTCACATCGATGACGACACCACCCTCGCGCGCTTCATCCGCGTGCGGATGCCAGTACGCGTGCTCGGAGTGGTTCTAGCGTCGCCCATCGCGTGGATGCTGGACGGCGGCGGGCGGTTCCTCGATCGCCTCATGCGTGGTGGCAAAGTCTGATTCGTGTTCCGCACATCTCAGTTCGACCTGTCTGACCGCTGACGCCGTCGCGAGCCCGCAGTCCGAGCGGCGCTTCGCGATGTGATGGCAGCTTCGGCACGGTATATCGACCTCGGCAACGAGCCCCTTCTGCCGCCCACATCGGAACGGTGTCCAAGCCGTAGTCGTTGGTATCGGCAGCTTCCGCTCAAGCTCTCCAGAGGCGAGCCTACAGCCTCACGATCAGCTTCGCCTGCCTGTTTCAACAGCGCGCCAGCGTGTGCCTCGCAACAACTCGCCAGCAGGGCGTGCGAGCTGAACAGTCATCGTCGCGGGGACCGTGTTCGGTCGATTCATCGACCAAGCAGTCGATTCATTGACATCGAACACGACCCGCGGTAGCCGTTCGCATGCGCCGAACAATGCGAACGCGAGCGGACAGCACCACGATCCCCGCCCACCGCGGGGACCGTCGGGCTGACTTCTCGTTCCTGCCGCGTCCGGTCCGGCTGAACACCGGCGCCAAGCGCATCACGCTCCAGGTCGCCACCCCGGGCGTGAACCAGTACGCCTGGGGGGCCGAGCACGTCCCCGCCGAGACGCTCAAGGACGAGGCGTACCTCGCCTCGTTCGCCTGCTCGCCGACGACCCGACCGCCCACCGCAGCGATGGCAACGGCGTCCGCGTCGGCGACAAGCTCCTCGAGAAGCTGAAGCTCGGGACTGTCCTCCGCAGCTGGTGGGACGACGAGCGTCAGGTCCAGATGGCCGAGGCGACCCTGGACACGCCAAGGGGGCTCAAAACCCGCGGCTACTTCGGTGCGAGCGCCTTCTACAACGTCGACATCGCCGAGGGCGCCGGCATCGCCCCAGACGGAACGCCGTTCCAGACCACGCAGTCGCGTCGGTACGGCGCGAACCACATCGTGGTGACCAACTCGCCACGGGATCAGGGCTCCGGCGGCCGCGCCGACTCGGACCCAGCACCAGAGGCCACCATGAAGGGATTCCTCGCCGCCCTCGCGGCGCTGGGCACGACCGTGCCCGCCAACATCGCAGACGACGAGGCGGCCGTCGCCAGCTTCGTCCACGGTCAGCGCGCCGATGCCGAGCGCGAGCGCGACGCCGCGCAGACGAAGGTGACGGAGCTGGAGACGGCCAACGCCGAGCTGCAGACCCGCGCGGACGCCGACCACACCGCCCAGCATCGCACCGCCTGGCGGCAGGTCGAGGAACTCGCGACCGTCCACGAGGTCGAGCTCCCCGACACGCTGTCGCTGACCGAGGCGCGTCGGGCCGTGGTCGCCAAGGCGCTGCCCAAGCGCGCCGACAGCATCGGCGACGACAGCCTCGCCGACACCATCGAGCTCATCGCGTCCGTGCCCCGCGCCGACGCCTTCGACCGCGCCCGCACGAGGGCCCGCACCGGCTCGGGCAAGCGCGGCGATGCCAACAGCACCGACCCGTTCGACGTCATCGACAACCGCAACAAGGGGGCCTGACCGATGGCCGCGACCTTCTTCACGCCCCAGGCGACGCTCCACCGGGTCATCCTCGGCCGCGTCGTCCTCGGCGACCCCTCCAACGCCGACTTCCGCAGCGCCCAACCCGCCGCCGGTCCGACGCCCGCCGTCTGGAGCATCGCTGCGAGCGCCGCCTCCGACGAGACGCTGTACGAGCTGCAGGTCGACGCCCCCTCCCTCGGCATCGACGACCACGTGTTCAGCGTCACCACCGACGCCGACGCCACGCCCGCCGAGCTTGAGCAGGGCCTCGTCGACGCCTGGAACGGCGACGACATCCTCTCCGGCCTCGGTACCGCCGCCATCGTCAGCGGCGACGGTCAGCTCGCCCTGCTCGACACCGTCACCGACCTCGTCGTCACCAAGCGGACCGACGCGGGCAGCCACCTCACGGTCAGCAACGACACACCGTACGCGCCCCAGTCGAGCTGGAAGTTCGCCCGGTTCTACGAGCTGACCCCGCCGACCTTCGAGGGCGGCGTCGTCACCCCGGGCCTGCGAGCGCCCACGGACGAGTCGGGCCCGACGCTCACGCTCACCATCGGCCACGCCGCGTCCGAGACCTACAGCATCGACATCCTCCACGTCGACGCGGACGGCATCGAGAACGTCGAGACCGTCGAGTGGGATGCAGGTGCGGCTGCAGGCGACACCGACGACAACGCCGAGACCGCGCTCACAGACGCCTTCCCGGGCCTGACGGTGGCCAACGCCTCGACCGGCACCGTCACGCTCACGGCTGCCCCGGGCGAGCGCATCGACATGCTCGCTCCGACGGCGAGCGGCTCGGCGACGCTGTCCGCCTCGGTCACCAACGCCACCTCCCAAGCCACCCTCGGCCTCGTCCTCGACCCCGAGAACGAGTCGCCCACCACCATCGGCGGCACCGTCACCGCGGTCAGCGGCGGCCGCATGGTCCCGCTGCTCATCGACGGCGGCGGCAAGGAGATCTGGGTCGGCGTCGAGGACCCCGGCGAGCCCGTCACCTACGGCGATCCGGTCTTCATCGAGACCGCCGGCTCCACCAACGAGGGGCGCCCCTACGCCTCTGCAGGCACCAACCGCCGCGAGAGCAAGCACTGGTTCTGGGTCCGTCGGGACACCGCGACCGGCCTTGCTGTCATCGGCACGAAGTGAGGCGCGACATGGTCTCCCCCATCCTCCCCGAGTTCAACGAGTTCGTCCCTCGCATCTTCGATGCCGCCCGCGCCGCCGAGGTGGCGTTCGGCATGGACCCGACGCTCACCCGCGGCGACGCCATCCACCGCGCCGACTCCACCATCGCGGTCCAGCGCCAGTGGGCCCGCGACCGGATGGCGGACTTCGGCGAGCGCCGCGGCGATACCCTGGACGCCGACGAGCAGCGCGAGATCCTCGAGACGCTGTCGGCGGTGATGACCGCCCGCGGTGACGCCGCCGCCTTCTACACCGACGACCTCGTCGCCGATGTGGGCGCGCCGGTCGAGCGTCCGCTCAAGCCGCTGCAGCTCATGGGTGCCATCCCCGTGATGACCGTGCCGGCCGGGGCCGAGCGCTACCGTCGGCGCGACTTCGAGTTGTCGGCCGACGGCATCCAGGACTACACGCCGGGCATGGTGCCGAAGGGCAACGCCTCGGTCACCCGCGGCGAGCGCACCCGGCCCCTGCACGCCACCGTCGGCTCGTACACCACCGGCGAGTGGCGCAGCGGGCAGCACCAGGGCTTCGCGGGCGTCAACAACGACGCCCTCAAGCAGCGCGCCGTGAACCGCAAGATGCGCCAGATCTACAACCAGCGCCTCAAGGACGGCGGTGGCTCGGCGCTCGACTTCCGCCACCTCGGCAACCTGCCCATGCTCAAGCGGAAGGCTGGCGGCGTCTACGGCGACACGGGCGCGTACTCGGCCGACGACCTCCTCGCCGACTGGGTCGCGCACCTCAACGCCATCACCGAGGGCTCGGACGAGGTCTTCGCGGCCGACACGATGCTGTACAGCCCGCGGATCCTCAACCGCGCCGACCGCTACCACAACTTCGGCGCGGGCGGGAACGGCAACCTCCGGCGTCGGATGATGCAGGAGGCCGCCGACCGTGGCCTGCGGATGGTCCCCGTCATCGACCTGCAGAACCTCGGCGGCAACCTGGTGGACAGCACGCTGTCGTTCTCGTCGGCCGAAGACGGTCTCAAGCAGGTGATCGGCATGATGCCGTCGGCCGTGAAGTCCTTCGACGAGGGCATGTCCATCCGCACGGTGATGGGCATGGTCTGGGGTGGCCTCGACGTCGTCGATGCCGGCTCCACCCTCCGCGTCGACTTCAAGATCTCGAAGTGACCCGATGGCGTCCGCAGCAGTCATCGCCGCCGTTCAAGCACTCCCGGGGGACTTCGCGTCCCTCGAGGGCGCCGTCGTCGGCATGCACGCGGACGCCGTCGCCCACCTCGTGAGCCAAGGCCATTTCGGCACGGCGCTCACAGAGGCCCACGCCATGCTCACCGCCCACCGCATGGTCCGTCTCGGCGCCGCCGGTGGTCTCGGTGGCAAGAGCAAGAGCAGCGTCGGCGGCATGACCACGTCGGTGTCCGCCGGCCGGATGTCGCGGACCCGGGCCCACCTCGGGGCCTCCGCGCTCGACCTGTCCGACGCTGGCCTGATGACCACGGTCTACGGCGAGCAGTTCCTCTCCCTCCGTGACTCCCGCGGGGGCATCGTGCCGCTGGTGGTCTTCTGATGGGTGCCATCCTCGACGCCATCGAACGGTACCGGCAGCTCGCCGGCACCGAGATCCTCGTGCTCATCCAGGCCGCCGACGGGGTCGCCCCCAAGGGCGAGGCGAACCTGGCGACGGTCGCCGCGGCCAACGAGTTCGGCACCGGGCGCCTCCCCGAGCGTCCGTTCCTGCGGACGACTGCCAGCGAGTACGGCGCCGACTGGCTCCAGCGCTTCGGCAACGCCTTCCGCGGCCGCAACGTCGACCGGGCCCTGCGTCGTCTCGCGGTGAAGGCCGTCGCCGACGTCAAGCGCACCATCGTCGACCTCGACGACCCGCCCAACGCCGACCTCACCATCCGCATCAAGGGGCGGGACAACCCGCTCATCCACACCGGGCAGATGCTCAACAGCATCCGGGCAGCGCTCAAGCAGCCCGGCAGCGCCACGAAGCTGGTGGGCTGATGCTGGACGACCTGCCAGGCTACCGCGGCGACCTCACACTGCAGCGCTTCGCCGCCCAGTCCATCGGCGGCGACGGCTACCCCGTGGCGCAGACCCCGACGACGTCGACCATCGGCGGCTCGTGGCAGCCGGCCACCTGGACGCAGCTGCAGCGCCTCGAGGAAGGCCAGCGCCGACGGGAGCCGCGGATGCTGCTCACCGACGCGGAGGTCCGCACCGCGAACCAGCACGACGGCACGCCCGCCGACATGCTCGTGGTCGATGGCGTCGTCTACGAGGTGCAGCAGGTCGAGCCCTGGGAAGCCCTCGACGACCTCCCCGCCCACTGGGAGTGCATCTGCCTCCGCCTGCAGGAGCTCCCGCCGGCCGGAGGTGACGCGTGACGAGCGCCGAGATCCTCCAGGCCGTCCGGACCGCGCTCAAGGCGTTGTTCGGTCTCCCCGACGCGCAGGTCCTCCCCGCCGACAGCGACGCCGTACGCCCCGTCGTCGGCTACCTCACCGTCCGCGTGCTGTCGGGCGGCACCGGGCAGGTCGAGACGCTGTTCGTCCGCAACGCCACCGACGTGCCCACCACCCGCGTCGTCGAGCGGGACAAAGACGCGCGGATCTCCATCAACGCCTACGGGAACGAGGCCGTCGTCTGGCTGGACCGGCTGCGGACGCTCTGGATGTCGCAGCACTCCGCCATCGAGGCGATGCGTGAGACCGGCCTGCATCCCAGCGGTGCGAGCGAGCCCCGCAACCTCACCGCCATCCGCGACACCGGCCCCGAGCCGCGGCTGCAGCTGGACCTCGAGGCGTACCACCACGTCGTCCTCGACGACGACCAGCCCCTCGACGTCATCGACCAGATCACCGTCGACCTCACCATGACGCCCGGTCCGGACGTCTCCGCCACCCTCGAGGTGTGACCCATGTCCGCCACCTCTCTCGTCGAGATCGCCCTGGACGCCACCGTGGTGCTCCAGGCGACCGAGAACATCACCGACGGCCTCGGTGCCATCGCTCGTGTCTGCGCTGACATCGCCCTCGACGGCACCGAGCGCTTCCGGGCCTTCACCGGCGCGTCCGCGGTCAAGGACGCCAAGGCCGCGCTGGACGCCTCCGAGATCGACCAGAACACCTACGACGCCATCGTCTTCGCGTTCAGCCAGCCCGACCGGCCGAGCACCTTCTACGTCGTCCGCCAGGTGGTCACGACCGACGACGAGAGCGTCGATGACGCGCTGTCCGCCGCGGCTGCCCTCGGTCTGCAGGCGGGGTTCTCCTACCTGTTCCTCCTCATCGACGACCGCAACGCCGCCGACCACGTCGCGCTGTCGACCTACGCCCAGGCACGCCGCGCCATCGCGGTCTGCCAGAGCTCGGACGGCGGCTGGATCACCGCGGGTGTGCCCACCGGGTACGCCTCCATCGTCGGCAACAACCAGACGATCGTGCTGTACGAGGACACGGACGCGGTCCAGTACGAGGCTGGCTGGGCTGCACGTCAGGCCGCGGCGAACCCCGACGAGCGTCGGCCGTCGGGTCGGTGCCGGATCGCCGGGATGGCCGAGTACGGCACGCTTCTCGGTGGTGACGACCGCACGAACCTCAAGGCCAACCGCTGCAACTACCACGCCCCCGAAGTGCCCAACGGGGCGAACCGGGCGGTGTGGCCGGCCACCATGCTCGACGGCACGCAGTTCGGCCTCGTCTACACGAAGCTGTACCTCGAGCTGCGCATCATCCAGGGCGTGGGCCAGCTCCTCGCGCAGAAGCTCGCCGCCAACGAGGACATCCCCGCCAACGCCACCGGAGCCTCGATGGCGCTCGGTGCCGTCCGCCGCCGGATGGATGTCGCCCGCAGCGCCGGCCACATCACGCCCAACCCCAACGCGACGCCGAACCCGCTGCCCAACGGGTACACGCTGTCCGCCACCGTGACCGGGACGACCCTGGCCATCACGGGACAGGCATCCGGTCAGCTCGGCATCGTCGACCTCGACGTCCGCATCAACCTCGCCACCTGACCGGAGGCCCTCGTGTCCGGATCCTTCACCGACATCGCCCGCGACCAGGTGGTCATCGACGGCGACCGCTTCCCCCCGTCGGGCACCGACGAGTTCTGCCTCGTCTCCTTCCCGCCGGTCATCGAGACCGACGAGACCCTCGGCGACGGCCAGCTCAACCGCAGCCGCAACCCGTCGCGGGCGTTCGTGCTCACGATGACCTGCGGTCCCAACAGCGAAGCCCATCGTCTCGGCGGCACCAAGTTCGCCGCCCAGATGGCCGCGCTCGACAGCGGCGTCGGCTTCGAGGGCTTCGACATGGAGTTCGCCTTGCCCAACGGCGACCTCTGCGCCGGCGTCGAGGTCATGATCGAGCAGGCGCCCAACATGCGGTCTGGCCAGAAGGCGCGCGACTACACCTGGATCTTCTCGGGCAAGGCGACCGTCCGCGAGTACGGCCGGTCCATCCCCGTCGGTGGAGGCATGGCGTGATCACCACGACCGTCGGCGGCCGCACCGTGACCGCCCAGCAGTACGAACCCCTGCAGGCCATGCGGATGTCCGGCCGGCTCGCCCTCGTCCTCGGCAAGCCCGCGTTGCGTCTGCTGCAGGTGGCCGTCTCCCAGTGGAGCACCATCCGCCGGATGGAGCTCCCGGACAGCCAGGCCGAAGCGGGCGCGTGGGCCATCAACGCCGCCCCGAAGCTGCTGGAGCTGCTCGGCGACGACGCCGTCGACGTGCTGGAGCCGCTGCTGTCGGAGCGTGCCGACCGGCTGGTGCTCGACCTGCTCCGCGGCGCCACGATCGACGGCGTCGAGTTCACCCACGACGCCGCGCTCACCGTCTTCGACTCGCCCTGGGACCTGCGTCTCGCCGCGGCCCTGCTCGCCCTCGAGCGCGGCCTTTTTCCCTGGCCCGTTGGCAGCTCGAACGCCAGCGGGCAGACCCCTCGGACCGCCCCGGAGGCGTCCCCGGCTGGGTAGAGGAGGCGTTGTCGTGCGATCCGGCGACCCCGGCACTCACCGAGGTGTGGCTGATGCTGGCCACGGCTCCCGAGCTCGGAACACCGGGCTTCGGGGCGGTGCAGGCGTACGACCCGCCCACCCTGGCGCGGTCGCTGCTCACCGTGGAAGCGATGCGAGGCGCCCGCCGGCATGCCGAGCGTCGCGCCGCCGCCGAGCAGGCACATCGCGAGGCCACGCGCCGCATCCTCGGACGGGGGTGACCGGTGGTCGTTGAGGACCTCGTGCTCCGACTCCGCGGCGAGGTCGTGGGTGGCAGCATCGCCGGGCTCATCACCGTTCTCGTGGGCGCCACCGCCGCGGTCGCAGCGTTCGTGCGCACCGAAGCCGCCAGCATCACCGAGCAGAAGCGGTACGCCGAGAGCATCAAGGCGACGACGGCCGAAATCCAGAGCCTCAAGTTCGCCGTGGAGACCTTCGGCGGCGACTTCCCCGACGTCGCCGACGCCATCAACACGATCACCGACCGCGTCGAGGACGCCAAGTCGGGCATGCAGTCGTACATCGACGACCTCAAGCTCATCGACGTGGAGGTCTCGCAGCTCAAGGCCAACAGCCCGGTCGAGCTCTTCGAGGAGGTCGTCGAAGCGTTCGGCGAGACCGAAGACGCGAGCAAGCGGACGACGGCCGCAGTCCGGCTGTTCGGCGACGACCTGGGCCGGAAGCTGCTCCCGTTGCTCACCCGCGGTGGTGCCGAGCTCGCCCGGCTCCGGCAGCTCGCCGACGAGCTCGGCCTCACCGTCGGTGAAGACGCCGCGGAAGGTGCCGAGGAGTTCACCGTCCGGCTCGGTCTGCTTGAGGCGCGCGCTTCTGCCGTCGCCCAGGCCATCGGCGTCCGCTTCCTTCCCGTCGGCTTGCGGGTGCTCGACTGGCTGGAGGCCGCCGCCGACACCGCGCTGCCCGTGGTCCTGCGCGCCATCAAGCGCAGTGCGGAGGCCGCGGAGGGAGGGCTCGCGTTCCTCGAGACCCCGCTGGGTCGGGTGGTCACCCTCTTCGCGCTGCTCACCGGTGCCGGCGGCATCGCGCGCCTGCTGTTCCTGCTCACGCAGCTGGCCTCGCGACTCCCCGTCGTCGGCGCGGTCTTCGCAGCGCTCGCCGGGCCCGTCGGTCTCGCGCTCCTCGGTCTCGGTGCCCTGCTGCTCGCCGCCGAGGACCTGTACACCTTCCTCACCAGCGACGATCCGACCGAGTCGGTGATCGGCCGGTTCACCGAATGGGCCGGCATCACCGACGAGGTGAAGACGGCGATCACCCTCCTCGGGGACGTCGCGACGAACACCAGCGAGCTGCTCGGCACGCTGTTCGACAACCTCACCGACCCGCCCGAGTGGCTGCTGCGGTTCCTCGAGATCCCGCTGCAGACCATCGCGCCTGACTTCGTCCGCGGCGCCCAAGCTGGAAGCCGCGCCGTCACGCGGACCGACAACCTCGAGGACGCCCCCGGTGCCCTGCTGTCGGGCGCCGCTCGCAGCTTCGTCGAGAGCCAGCTGCGCAACGTCGCCCTCGGTGCGGTCCTCACCCAGCGGCTCACCGACGGGCCCCGGGTGGTCAACGAGACCCGCCGGCTCGACGGCTCCATCACCGTGGACGTCCGTGGGCAGGACGGTCCCGCCGCCGTCGACACCGTGAAGCGGGCCGTCTGCGAGGTCCTCGACGAAGAAGCCACCGCCGCGATGCTGGACACGGGGGGCTGATGGCCGTGCTTCTACGCCAAGACACGGGCGACACGCTGGAGCTCGACGCCGTCGAGGTCGAGGTCACCTACCCGGCCTTCCTCTCGGAGTTCCCCGTCGCCGAGGGCGTGCCCGTGACGGACCACCGGCAGCGGGGACTCGTCCGCGTGAACCTGCGCGCGTTCGCCTCGGACGTCGTGGGCGGTGCCGGCTCCATCGAGGCCGTCGCGGACTGGCTGCGCCAGGCCGAGTACGCCAAGCTCACCCTGTCGTACGACGACGGCCCCGAGATCCCCGACCTCGTGATCGGCACCTGGCAGCGCCGACGCTCGGCCGACCTGGTGCGTGAGGCCCTGCTCGTCCCCCTGTCGCAGCGCCTCGAGGTCTCCGTCTCGTCCACCGAGGTCACCCTTCCGCGCGCCGACTACGCCGACCGCCGCGGCCTCGACGAAGACGGGGCGCAGTCCGGCAGCGACGCCGACGGCAAGTCCATCGCCGCGGCCGGCTTCGATGCGGCCTCCGAGGCGTTCGACCGCTTCTTCGGCGGAGGTGGCTGATGGCGAGACGTTGGCCGCTCCGAACTGCTGCCGTTGGGTTCCGTGCCTCGTACGACCCCGGCGGCATCGAGCTCAACATCTCGTGGCGGTGGTGGGCGCACCTCGAGCAGTGGCGTGCGACCGTGGAGGATGCCGACGGCGGGGTCCTCTTCGCCTCGATCCCCGTGAGCATCGGCGCGGACCTGTTCCTCGACCGGACGCTTCCCGGTCTTCCGCCGGGTCGCCTCCGCGTCGGTGGACCCCGTCACCTCGACCTCGACGCCAAGGACCAGCTCGCCGCCTGCGAGCTCATGTACCTACCGGACAGCGAGCCGTCGCCATGACCCAGTACGGGCGCGTCATCGAGGTCCGCGTGGGCCAGCCAGGAGCGACCCCGAAGTCCCTGCTGTCGGTCCGCTCGCTCACGCCCACTGGGTACTTCGAGCCCGGGTTCGCGATGTCGTTCTCCGTGCGCAGGACCTCCGAGCGGCGCGACGACGTCGGCGAGGTCGTGGTCCACAACCCCGGCCCCGAGATCCTCGGCGAGCTGCAGGACGAGGGCTTCATCACCCAGGTGCTCGCCGGCTACGGCGGACAGCGCGCGATGGTCCTGACCGGCAAGCTGGTGCCGTCGACGCTCGCCATCCGCACCGACCGCGGCACGCAGACGGCCACCTGGCGCGTCACCGACGGCGGGGTGTCCCTGCGCAGCCTGCGGATCGCCCGGTCCTGGCGCTCGCTGCGGGCGTCGGCCGGCTTCGACTGGGTCATCGAGACCGCGGGCCTCACCCGCGGCGTCATCCGGCTCGGCAAGGACCACGAGTATGCCCGCGCCGTGCTGCTGTCGGGCACCGTGGCGAGCATCCTGTCGCGCCTCGCCCGGGACAGCCGGTCGAACTGGTCGATGCAGGACGGCCGGCTCAACGTCTGGCCGAAGGACGAGCAGCGCAAGGTCCGCGCGCTCACCTTCTCGCCGCGGTCGGGTCTCATCGGCGAGCCCAGGCAGCGGGACAAGCGCCGGATCGAGATCAGCACGCTCCTCGCGCCGTCGATGCGACCTGGTGACCTGTACGTCCTCGAGGGTGTCCGCCACGCCGGCCGGTACATCGCCGAGGAGGTCCACCACGACGGCGAGAGCGGGTACGAGTCCCGGTTCACGACCCAGCTGGTCGGTCGGAGGGCGGCATGAGCAAGCTCGCCAAGATGGCCGCCCGCCACGCATCGGCCGCCGCCAACGACATCCGGGGCCCCATCGCCGCCCGCGTCGTCGCGTACGACGCCGACGAGCACACCGTCACCGTGCAGCCGCTCGTGGTCGACCGCGAACTCGACCCGGACGGCGAGCTGCAAGACGTCCCGACGGAGACGATCCCCGGCGTGCCCGTCTGCTTCCTCCAGGTCGGCGGCCTCACACTCACCGCGGCGCCCCACGTCGGCGAGGTCGGCCTGCTCGTGACCCGCGACGGCTCCCACGACGAGGTCGACGACGGCGCGTACCCGGCGACAGGAGCCGTGAGCCCCGCGTCCGACCGACGGTGGGACCGGTCCGACGCCGTCTACCAGCCCGTGAGCCTCATCCCGCAGACGCTCACGAGCTCGCAGCTCCGGAGCGACGGTCAGCCGGTGATGGCGTTCCCCGCGGGCGAGGTCCTTCACCTCGGGGATGCCAACGCCACCAAGCGGCCGACCACGGACGACCGCGTCGCCGCCCGGTTCGCACGCATCGAGAACTACCTGAACACGGTGACCTACACGGTGAGCGGCTCGGCCACGCTCGCCCCCACGCCGCCGCCGTTTGGTCCCACCGGCATCGTCGGGCAGGTCACCACCGCCGACGACGTCGCCTCCACCCGCCTGAAGGTCGACGACTGATGCCCTACGCCACCAACAGCGACGGCTCCATCTCGTTCCCTCTGCGGGAGGTCTTCGGCCTCGAGGCCGTGGCCACCAAGATCCTCACGCGGCTCCGGACCGTCCGCGGCGAGTGGCCGACCGACACCGCGTTGGGTCTCCCGTGGCTCGCCTGGCTGGAGAACACGCCTTCCCAAGCCGTCGTCGAGGCCGCGGTCCGGGATCAACTCCGGCGCGTCGAGGGCGTCCTCGAGGTCCGCGACCTCTTGGTCGGCATCGGGCTCGCCACCACCATCCGCGCCACCGTCGTCGCCGAGCTGGACGGCGAGGCCGGGACTCTCGAACTGGGCACCCCGGGGCCGTACGCCAGCCGCGGCGCACCCCAGTGGTACCGCATCGGCGGCCCGCTCCGGCGCGGCTCGCCCGCCATCGTGTGAGGCATCCATGGGCAACATGACCGACACCGGCTGGGTCCCCGAGACTTCCGGCGCATGGACGGAGCAGATCCGCGCCGACATCGAGCGCCGCGGCATCTCGCCGGACTGGGACCGGACGAACGAAGGCGCGTGGACCGACGGCCTCGGGCTCACGGGCTCACGCATCGACCAGGGCTTCGCGCTCGTCGTCGACGCCATCGACATCCGGCGAGCGCGCGGCGCAGTCCTCGACGCCCACGGTCAGCAGGCCGGCGTCCCGCGCAAGCCCGCCACCCGCAGCCAGTACACGTTCCGCGCGACCGCGACGACGGGCTCGCTGTCCTACACCGCCGGGCTGCAGGTCGAGGACGCATCCGGGCAACGCTGGCGCGTCGTCGACACCACCACCATCACCACGACGCCGACGGGCGTGGTCTTCGAGGCCCTCGACGAAGGTCCGGTCACGATCACGACGGCAACGACGCTGCGGATCGTCAACCCACTCGACCGGCTCGGCAGCGTCACCTTCGACCCCGCCGACGACGACCCCGTCACCGTCGGCACCTTCCGCGAGAAGGACCCGCCCTACCGTGTGCGCATTCAGAGGGCGTCGCTCGGCCATCCTCTCCGCGCGCAGCTCGAGGCCCTGTCCTGGGTCACGAAGGCCAGCGTGGTCCGAACCGCGCCGGGCGTCCTCCGCGTCTCCGTGGTCCCGACGCCGACCGCCGCCCAAGCCCCCGAGCTCTTCGCCACCATCCGCGACGGCATCGACCCCGGCATCGACACCGACGACGACGGCGCGACCCTCTCCGACACCGTCATCCTCGACGACGGCGTGAGCACCGACACCATCCACGCGTTCACGGGCGACACCGAGACCGTCACCGTCGTCCGCGCCGTCTCCGTCGAGACCGGCTTCGTGCAGTCCGACGTCGAGGACGACGTCGACGCCGCCATCGACGAGGTCTTCGCCAGCATCGAGCAGGGGCAGACCCTCAAGTACGTCGACGTCTACTGCGCGGCCGCCGCGGTCGAGGGCGTGGACAACCTCGCACTCACGCTCAACGGCGGCGTCGCCAACGTGTCGCCGACGCTGTCCACGAACATCCTGACGAGGTCCACATGAGCGACGTCTACCCGGCGACCCCCGACTGGGACGCCGCCGTTCTGGCCACCCTGCCCTCGCTCGCGACCGCGGGCGACGGCAAGGCGTGGATCCTCGGGCTGACGGACAAGCTCGCCGAGCTCGACGCCGCCGCCGAGGGTCTCGTCCGCGAGCTGCTCGACATCGAGAGTGCCGGCGCGTACGTCCTCGCCGCGAAGGGAGCCAGGTACCAGCTCGCCCGCGGCGGCATGTCGATCCCGGAGTACCGTCGGATCGTCGCCGGTGCCGAAGCCGCCCAGGCGTGCCGGCGGCGACGAAGCTGGCGGACGCTCACGAATGCGTTTCGGGTGCTCTGCGGGACCGAGGACGTGCTCTGCCGGCGCATCAAGTCGAGGGGCGAGCCCGCGGTCTTCCTCGAGGGCCGCATCACCTTCCAGCCGTCCATCGCGTGGCTCGCCGCAGCCGGCCGCGTGGTCTCCATGGCCGTCGACCCCGCCATCGAGTGGGAAGCGGCCGTCGTCTCCATCAACACCGCCCAGTGGGACAACGGCACCTGGCAGTGGGACAACGGCACCTGGTCGACCTCCCCCTGGTCCTACCCCCTCCTCGGAGGCCCCTGATGACGTTCGCCAACAAGCCCGCCAAGTGGGCGACTGGCTCCTCCTACGTGACCGCACCACCGGCCGCCCGACTCACCCGCGGGTTCGAGCCTCCTGACGCGATCAACCCCGGGCAGATGAACTGGCTGTTCCAGCAGCTCACCGCCTACCTCAACGACGGGCAGCTCGAGGTCAACGACGCCAACGCGAGCGACGCCATGTCCATCGCAGCCGGCGGCCGGATCGACCTCGACGCCGGCGTCACCACCGATTCCGACCTGGCGATGACCGCCACGAACCAGGTGACCATCACCGGCAACGCAGGCGTCGCCATCGCGGCGGGAACCGGGGTCACGGCCATCGAGCGGCCCGAAGCCGACGAGTACCGCCTCGCCTCACCGCGGACCGAGGTGTGGGACTTCGGGCCGGCGCGGGGTGGGTACACCCAGGTGCGTGGCGCGACGCAGGTCGTGGACATCGACTCGAACGGTGGCTTCATCATCGACAACCCAAGCGCGGCCGCAGCATTCACGTACCGGCGGCCGCTCGACTTGCCGGCAGGCGTCGGAGGTTCTCCGACCTACACGCTGGCAGGCGCAGCGATGAAGGTCCGCGCAGACGATGCAACATCCTCGGTGGTGGTCCGTCTTGTCTCGCTCGCGGTCACGGGCGCGGCGGCGTCCGAGTCGGTCACCACACTCCTCGACACGGCTGGGAGCACCTTCGACTACGACGACAATCCCGCGGCCAGCGCATCGCTGCCGATCACGCTAACGCCCGGCAACCGGTACGCGATCGAGGTTGAGCTCAACTACGCGAACACCAGCCATACGCTTGGTGTCCAGCGGCTGGATGTGTCGCTGACGAGGGATCGGCTCTAGCGAGATCGCAACTCGAAGCGGAACCGGTCGGCACGGGACTCCAGGCACTCGGCGACGACGGCTCCCTCGAAGACTCGAAGGTCAACGGGAGTCCATTCGGCCTCGCCGCAGCATCCGGAATCGTACAGCCACATTTCGGCCCGCAGCGGCGGCTCCCACCCGTCTGGCAGTTGCCAGACATCAACGAGCGGGCTGTCCGTCTCCGAGTAGTCCGCATCCGCGCAGTCGAAGGACGCGAGCACGGTACCGAACGCGGGTCCGTCCGGAGTGACACCCGCCGCCGCCGCGACTCCGTCGAGGTCGGTGGTCACGGTGGCCAGCTCCTCGCCGACAGCCGTGAGCTCGGCCGTGAGCGCATCCCGCTCCGCCTCCAGAGCCGCGATCCGGTCCAGCGCCGTGGCGAGGTCGGCCTCGAGGGAGTCCAGACGCTTCGTGTCGGTCGAGCAGGCCACGAGCAGCAGCGGCAACGCCAGTCGGTACATCTTCATCCTCGTCGGAAAGCCCATCATCGGCTGGAGTACCTCGGTGGTGTCGACGTGGTCACGCACGTTCGTCGACACCGAACACCGAACCAGCGTTGTTCGACCATGCGTGCTATGCCGTCCGCATCGGAGGACCGATGTCGAGGCAGACGGAGAGCATCAGGCAGGCCCTGCTCGCCGCAGGAACGCACCCGGTTCTGCAGGTCGCGCCCCTGGACTGCACCGTGCTGCCGACGTCGACGAGCAACGGCTACGACGTCGGCGAGAGCCTGGTCGCGTTCCTCAAGTGTTCGCTCCGACGAGATGCCGGCCGCGTCTGCACCATCACCGTCGACACCTTCGACGGGTCCGCGACCTACACCTGCGACCTCGGCGCTGCCAGCACCGCGGTGGTCGCAAGTCCGGCTGACCTCGGCGGCCTGCTGTCGGCATGGAAGACCGCCATCGAGGCGCTCGCCGACGCCGACGGCGACCCCATCGCCACCGCCGCCATCTTCGACGCCGACGGCGACGGCACCGACGACAGCCTCCGCATCGTGGGTCTCAAACCGGCCGGGTATCGGTTCGCGGTCAGCGCCACGGGCTCAGCCGCTCTGGCGCTCACCCTCGACCCCGACAGCTGCACCGTCGACGTGTACGGCGCGCTCCCGTCGTCCGCGGTCCCCTCGAGCAAGGTGCCGGACGCCGAGGACCTCCTCCAAGCTCGGAGCTGGGACAAGATCCGCGGCTCGTCGGTGATGCTCGACGGCTCCGGCGACCTGGTCCGCATCGAGTGCGCCGGTCTCGGGAGCATCCGCCCGCACGTGCACAGCATCGACGGCGTCACCGGCGACACCACGGCGACCGGCTCGGGCATCTCGTCTGTCACGCGTCGCACGGTGCTCTGCATCATGACGCCCTGCCAGCTCGGGTCTGCCTGATGGGCATCTTCGACGGCCGGTCCATCGTCACCGCGGTCGCCGCCGAGGTGGTCGCGGACCCGGGCGTCGTCATCAGCGGTGGTGTCGCCACGCCCGACATCGCCAGCGGCGGGCTCAACAACGCCATCCAGACCGACGGCGTCGACCAGCTGTTCGTGTCCACCGCGGGCGCCCTCGCTGCTGCCCTCGGACTCGATGGCAACGCCGACCTGGTCATCGAGGTCGGAGACGCCCACGTCGACATGATCGTCGAGGACGGCGGCGCCCTGGCCATCGAGCTCCCGGACCGCTGGAACTACGCCGACCTCACGAGCCCGAAGTCGACGACCAACGGCGGCGTCACGCTCTCGGCCACCGCGCCCAACACCGACGGGGTCCACACCGACCCGACCATCACCGGCGACGGCACCATCGACGACGGCCTGACCGAGCTCGAGCTGCTGTACTACGACCTGCGCGACGCCGCGGGCAACGTGGTCGACGGCAGCGGGCACGACACGAGCGTCTCCTGGCACATCGCCCTCGACGGCACGCTGCCGACGAACGACGCCATCGTCATGGCCGGCATCGTGTGGCGCACGGACGCCGGCACCGTCGTGGGCGTGCACCTCACCGGCTACGCGCTCGGCTCGACGCTGCAGCGCTCGGCGGTCCACAACCTGTCGACGAGCAACAGCACCACCAACATCGCCGGCAAGACGCGGATGTGGTCGGTGACGAACCCGGACCGAAGCGGGAACAACCTGCAGACGGTCACCAGCAACTACGACGCCGCCGCTGGTGGCTCGCTGCAGGACTTCACGCAGGTGAGCTCGGCGCATTCCATCGCGACGGCGACCCGGGTGGACTTCGTGGTCGCCATCGGCTGCAACAGCTCGAGCACGACGCCCAACGTGATCCAGGGGCTCACCATCGGCCACGTCGCCACGAGGTGCGCGTGACGCTCCCCTTCCACGAGCTCGGCAACGGGGAGCGGCTGGCCGTCGACGACATCGACGAGCTGTACCTCATCCACGACGGCCGCTTCTGCCGGCTCGACGTCCGTGAGGCCAAGCAGATCACCGTCATCGACGGCGTTCCCCACTTCCGACCGCCCAACGACCACGTCGGCAACTGGGTGGCCCTCGACGTGACGCTCGTTCCCCTTCCCTGACCCCACCATGGAGTCCCGCATGCTGCGCCCCCTGCTCTCCCTCTCCCTGTTCGCCTTGGCCTGCGACGGCCAGGTCCTCGCCGACGCCGACGGCACCGGTCCGACCGATGCCGTGGTCTGGACGTCGCCGCTGAACAGCCAGTCCGCGGGCCCGGCTCGGCCCCTGCTCTCGACCGTCATCTTCGGCGGCGACAACGAGCAGGCGTCCGTCGAGACCGACGACCCGCTCACGCTGCAGACGTTCTGGAACGACCGCCGCCTCATCTGGCTGGTCACCAACGACGACGCCGACATCGCCGAGCTGTGGTCCATCGGCGACCCGACCGTCACGCCGTTCGACCCCGCCGACTTCCCCAACCGGATCCGGGTCGTCTTCAAGGACGGCTCCGACGCCGACATCGGCGACGTCTTCAACCGCGTCCAGTTCACCGACCTCGACCCCGCCCCCTGACCTGGAGCCCACCGTGAAGCCAGACATCGTCATCGAGCTCGCCACCGACGGGCTGTCCAAGGGCTTGCGCCTCATCCCGGCCGAGCCTCGTGCCGCCGCCGCCCTCGAGCTGGCCGCCACCATCGTCGAGGCCGTCGGCTACGGCGCCGCGGAGGCTGCTGCTGCGGCCGAGGACGGCGAGGTCGAGCCCGTCGAGATCTCCCAGGTCGTCGACGAGGTCGTCGACCGCGTCGACCATCTGATCCCCGGCCTGTCCCTGCTCCCCGAGGCCGAGCGCGACGACACCCGCACCGGCCTGCTGCTCGCGGTCCAGGCCCCCGTCGACGCCGTCCGCGCTCGCCTGTCGGGCGAGTCGTTCCGCCCGCTCACCGGCGAGCAGGAGGCCATCGTCGGCCGCGCGTTCAACACCCTCCTCATGCTGCTCTCCGAGACGCCGGTGGACGCTGCGGACGAGTTCGAGCCGCGGAAGCCCGGAGCCCGTCGTCGCGGTCGTCGCTGGAAGGCCCTGCGTCGTCTCGACGAGCGCCGCGTGGCCTCTGCAGCGGTTCGTGCCCTTCGCGGTGGTCTCACCGCCCCCGACCTCATCGCCCGCCTGCCATCCGGCATCCCGTGGGCAGCGCCTCCCCCGCAGCCGCAGGAGTAGACCCATGGTCAAGGGCATCATCCTCCACCACGCCGCCGCCGACCTCACCGGTGAGCAGATCGAAGCCGCCCACCGCGCCAACGGCTGGGGTCAGACACTCCCCAGCGGCTACCGGATCTCGACCGGCTACCACTACGTCGTCGAGGGTGACGGTACCGCTCGCCTGGGTCGTCCCGAGGGCGTCACCGGTGCGCACGCGAAGGGCCACAACATCACCCACCTCGGCGTCTGCATGGCGGTCGACGGGCGCGAGGGGCTCCCGGACGCCTGCCGCGCGCAGGTGGTCACCCTCCTCGCCGACCTCTGCCGCCGCCACGGCCTCGAGGCGTCCGACATCCAGCCTCACCGCGGCGTCGCGGCCACGCTCTGTCCCGGCATCGACGAGGCCGCGTTCGACGAGCTCGTGTGCGACGTGGCAGCGCGCATCTGATGGAGGTGCTCGCGATGTGTCTCAGCCCACTGATCTAACTCCGTTGGATCCCATGAACGGCGATCTGTTCGCGGGATGGGACACCAGCGACGAGGACGTCCCACCTGGAGCCGATCACGGGCGGTGGGACGCCAGCGAAGGC